GAGTGTATATCGGGTTGATTCATACCAATCCGTATCCAGACGCAAGAGTGCAAACGATGGAAAAAAACTTGGATCAGCCTTTGTGATGTCTCCTATATGAACTTCAATGTGTGGATAGTCGACCTTTTTGAAATTAGACATAACGTCTGAGAGTGGAGCATCGCATTTTCCATTTTCAAATGAACCGATTGCAGGGATACCATTTAGATCAATGTCTCGGTTTGTTGGTGGCGGTGTACCTTCAAAAGTATCATATGCATGAATGGTTCGGACGACTCCAAGCTGCTTACATTTCAATGCCATTGCCATGATAAGACCTCCTTTCCATACACCTACTTCTGCAAGATCTCCTGGGATGTTATCACATACAACTCTTTCAACAAGTTGAAGAACATTCAAAATACGTTCGTTAGAAACACTGGTATAGGGTTTTACAAAGGCAATAATTTCAGCGTCCGTTATCATTTAGTGTTAGTTATATGAATTATGGGTAAATGGGACGTATATACTGCTTTTGGACTGGAACAAACCCAATGGGTGAGAAGAGACTTATTTGTTTTAACAAGTTGGTAGAATCAACACAGTGTGAAATTGTATGTATTACACCCGAAAACATCCATTCATACATTCTTCCAAATCATCCACTTCATCCAGCATACCAATACCTTAGTGAAACGCATAAGGCGGATTATCTACGATGTTACTTTATGCATTTCTACGGAGGTGGTTATACTGATATTAAATTACAAGGTGGTCCGTGGAATCAAGCCTTTGAAGACATGGATAAGTATGGATGGATGATAAATGGATATCCTTTAACATATGAAGGACATGCTACGACATTATGTAGAGAAGTTTGGTATAAAGTTCTTGCTACAAGTGCGATGATTTGTAAGCCAAATACGATGTTCACACAGGAATGGTATACTCAACTCATACACTGCATGGACGAGCACTTAGAAGAATTGAAAAAGAACCCTGCAACTTACCCTCAAGCAGCTAAATGGGATGGCAAAGGATATCCGATCGAATGGACAGGTATATTAGGGGATATATTTCAACCACTATGTCTCAAATATCAGGACTATCTTGGTCGATCAGTACCCCCTTTAAACACCGAGTTATCCACCTATAGGTATTAGATGTTTATATAGGTCAGACATATCTATAGTGTTTGGAACTGCGATCATGTTACGACAATCTGGATTACAGCCTTCTAAATTTTCATTGATCATAAATACAGTATATCCTCTCTGTTTTAGATGTTCAGCAAGGCCTAAATAATCGTCTGTTGTAAGATGTTGTTCATATGCAATAATTGGTTTGAACGTTGAAATAAGACACTCTGCACCTTTAATCGCCTTGTATTCAAATCCTTCAATATCAAAATGAATGAACCCAATGGAATCAATGATATGGTTAGCAAGTAAAATATCAAGAGAAGTAGACATTACCTTTGACGATCCTTCATTTTTTTTGAACGAACACATGTAGAGATCATCTGAAGTGGATAGTTCTTCCACCTTATCCCCAAGTGCATTCTCAATAATAGTAACGTTGTTAATACAATTCATATTCGCAAGATATCGCATATACTGGCAATTTCCAGGAGAAGGATCGATTGCATAAACAGTTCCTGTAATATTCTTCGCCCATGGTAGTGCATTATCTCCTATGAATGCACCTCCTTCAATGATATTGTTCTGGATCAGGCCTTTGCGAATCAAGTGTGTAATAATATCGCGAAAAAGAGGTTCCTTATGTGGCCTAGTGGAGTAATCGTATGAATACCAACCATCTGGAACTTCAATAGAACAATTGTTATCATGTGGAAATAATACAGTGGGCATATAAATAAAACGATACCATCCTGAAAATTACAAATCCAAACTAGCGATCTTCTTCTCTTCCGGTTTCGGTGGTTGTGTTCCATTTTTGCGATGCTCCAACACCTCATTCCAGAACTGTCGTAGCCCTTCCAAATGCTTGGAGAGCCATTCTGGATCTTTCGGCACAAAGTCTTCCTTAATCGAACCTAGAATCCAATAGACCACTTGAGTCGTGTCTTCATAGAGTTCTTGATCGTAGATCACCTTGCCGTCCTCGTAGACTGTGAAGGCTCCTTTCACTTCAGTCGTCTTGGTCCATTCAGAGTAATTGACTTGCTTAAACCTGAACTCTACATACTCACATTCATCAATCCCTGTACACTCCATTTGCATCTGCATTTGGTGTACATACCCTGGGGGGATTTCAGCTTTCATTGCACGACTAATCGGGCACTTGAATTCGACCAAACGTCCATATCGTTTCATATCTGCCGCATCGTTGGGAACAATCAGACCATCTGGAGAGGCTCCTAGAAATGTATGCACTGGATGTTGGACGCACGATACGTCCGTAATTGTGCAGTTGGTTCGTTCTTCGTAAATACGCTTTGCAATGGGTTCAAATCGCGTTCCCCATAATAACGCAGGAATACCAGGTCCAACTCCTGGAGGACGTGGTTCTAACTTACGCATCATGACTTCACGTCGTGAAGATTCTGATCCAAAGACGCCATAGACTTCAGAGGCAGTAATCATTTCGCCTCGCTTGGCGTGCCATCCATCCGTGCGCTGATCGTTGGAACCATACATTCGCAACACTCGTTCGTAGCATCGGTCTCTTTGCCACAGTCTTCCGACTTCGCCGAGCATGATTCGGTCGACGAGGGCGAGTATGTGTCGTTTGAGTACAGTGTAGGAGAGTCTCGGTTCAAGGGTCTTGCAAAAGAGGATAAAATGTTTGAGTCTGTGATTAAGATGTGTATAGGGTCGGTTGTCGAGCAGCCATTCTCTGAGGCGCTCTTCCATTGAGATGTATTCTGCGTCGTATCCGAAAGTCCGTTTTCAATAGACCATTCTCCTTTACCGTATTCGGGAACCTCCATTCCTTCTAACAACTTCGTTTCATTCACGAGTTTGACTTTCATAATTTCAATAGTCTCACCAAGTTCTTGAGTGAAGGGTTGGATGTCTGCAATTTCAACGCCCAAATGAGAACTAAATACGGCACTCATATAGCTTTGTTATATTCTTGTCTAACCCATTTTCAATGAACCAACGCACTTCTACCATGGAGATACAAAGCAAAGAACAACTTGTGTTACATCGATTATCGGTGTTTTACAGCAACCCTACCATTCTTGAACGCGTTCGTGCAATTATCGGAGGCGAATCACAAGTGAGTTTACGATTGATTGACTGGTTTGTGACCAATTATGCAAAGAAGCATAATGTTTCGTATACAACCACGACCGGACGACATGTGATCGTCTATTTAGCCTACAAGTCACATCTCAAGGCATACAGTAAAAAGATGTTTGATCCTTTCTGTCGTTGGAAGCGTATTCAGTTCATGGACATGAAAACAACAGTCGGTCAACTCAGCTTTTTCGAATGGGCCATTCAAGACGATGTACTCGCATACATTGACACACATTTTGCCGAGATTCAAAAAGATATGGACGAATGTTCAACTGTTCTTACTAAGTCAGAGGGTAAGACCAAACGACACGAACTCTCACGTTCAGCGACCAAAACGATCTGTCGACACGATGTTCGCGTTTCAGTATCATTCGCATAAACTTGAGAAGGAGTAATGCTTTCAAGAACCCAACTTGGATTTGTCTATACAGATATCGGAAGTGGAATTACAGAGAACGACTTGGATGTGATTGCAGACAGTTGGGATATGGATGGACGCGAAGTGTATCGAGGAACACGTGATCCGCGATATATGCACGCAAATGTACATTGGTTATACGATGATAGTTTGGAACGAGTTGGATGTGTAGAGCATTCGCTCAAAGACCATGCAGACTTTAACATCCTTTGGTTCAAGGACAATGACTTCGGAACATTGCTTCAAGAAGATGGATGGGAATCCATTGATGATATTTGGTCGTTGTTTCCACGAGCTGTCTTTGATCGATTTATTAATGAAGAATGGACTACACCTGAACGCATCTTAGAACAATGTTTGCAAGGTGATGTTCGTGTGGTTACATTGGATATGCTGTTGGATATGCCAACGGTCTATACGTGCCAAAAATGTGGGACCAAATCACTCGAACCCAAAGAAGGTTGTACCATGACTGCAGACCGTCTAGACTTTCCAGAATTGAAAAAGGTACTTTTTGTAGACGAGGATTTAATTGTCTACACTCCACCTAGATCTTCAAGTGTATGGCTTATACTACAGCCCCAGCTACACGACGACGGTTCTTTGCCGGAGCAGGTGCAGGAGCAGAAACCACTGGTGGAGGAGCCGGTGGAGCAGACGGTGTCTCTACATACGGGATCTCTTGTTCCTCTTCCTCCTGTTCCTCCTCCTGGTATTCCCTCGTAGGTTCTGACTTAACTTCTTGCTCAATCTCATCTGCGAAGACTTGAGCGGCAGTTGTGCGTTGAGGAGGTGCAACACGAGCGTAGCTGACACGCCATGTGACACCCCAGCCTTGTCCTGAGACATAGACTCCAGGACTTACAACAACACTTGCTTCCACTCGCTTGGGAAACACGTTAGTAATGTTGTCGATGTCTACTGCGACAGCTTTGCCTTGACTGTCTGTGACATCCATTGCAACTCGACCATCGTAGACTGGAACTTTCATCTTGAGACTTGGAGGATACTTGCCAGTGGGAACCCACTCGCCATTAACCTTCTCTACGCTTGGACTGATGAACTGCTTCATCGTATCCTCGAGCACTGAACGAGATCGGCTCTTACCGAACCACTTGACACTGTTTGCTTCGGCTGTGTCGAGTAGTTTGCTCTGAAGGTCTTGTAGGAAGTTGTAGAGTGTTCCGACGGTTCCG